AAAGCATTTCTAGTAGGTGAATATTCTATTATGTCTGAAACTCTAAGTGATAATTGCTCAGCTACTTCTGCTGTTAAGAATAAACCAGACTGCAGTATATGTCTTGTAGCTGTATTACTATTAGCGGCAGCTAGCTTTTGAACACCAACTAAAGCCTTCTTATCTGGTGTACTACCATCTCTAGCTTCGTTCAGACCAGTAACATCGCGTATCATCTGTAAGTAGTAATTGTAAGTACCAATTAAACTTTGCATTTTAGCACCACCGCTACCACTTGATATTTCTTGTATTGGAACTCTACCAGGATTTCC